TCCGGGAAGTGTTCATTTGAGGAAGGTTCAGCCCCCTGTGATGAGCGCACATCATCCGGCTGCGCGTGTGTTCAACCCCGGATTCACTGCCCCATACTGAGACAGAACGGGCATTGCGGCCAATCGGCAGAGTGCAAGGGGTGTAACCGGCTCAAATAGGAGGCCTCATGGCTGGAAAGATCAAGTACCGGGAAGGCTACAAGTACGTTCTGCACGAGACCTACTCAGTCCAGACGTCCATCCGGCCGCCGGCCGACATCATCACCCCGTTCATCACCTTAACGGCGTCCGGTCTGCTCATACTGCGGGCTGGGTACGCCAGCGACGGGCCGAGCGGCCCAACGATAGACACCAAGAACTTCATACGTGGAGCATTTGGGCACGACGCCCTCTACCAGCTTATGCGTATGAGGCTGCTCGACTGCGGCTGGCGGCCGGCCGCCGACCGAGATCTCGATCGGTGGTGCAAGGAGGATGGGATGTGGGGGATACGCCGCTGGTGGGTCCTGCGCGGGGTGAGGCTCGGCGGGGAAGGAGCGGCAGCGTGGCAAGAGGACGAAGTACTGGAGGCGCCGTGATATGAACTGCACCCCCTGCCAAGTCATGATGCTTCAGACCGGAGAGCTGCTTCAGGCTCTGCGCGCCGAGACACTGACTCCCGAGACGGCGCTCCTGGCGCGGCGCCTGGCGGGGGCGCTGCATGTCGCAGGTTTTCACGTAGTGGATCAGCAGACCCACGAACTGTTCGGAGAGCCGCAAGGCCGAGCGAGGCACAAGGAGCTGAAGTGAACTTCTACTGCAAGAAGAGACGTGAGACGTTGGAAGAGGCCTGCGCCGATTGCGAAGATTGCCCAGGGTCCGGGGTGGATCTGAGGCTGAACAGTTTCCGCAAACCGGCCATGAAGCTTGAGGATGTGTTTGAAGTTCTTGGTGACATGGTGAAGTAATTGATGTAAGGTTCAGCGCGGCGGAGGAAAAATCGAATGGCTAGTGGGTCATTAAACTACACACCCTCAAAGACTGTACGAGAGTTCATGCTTTCAGAGGCTAAAGTCAGAGCCATCTGCGGCCCAGTTGGTTCCGGAAAAACTTCTGGAGCTATAATAGAACTTTTACGCCAAACAATACTGATGACGCCGCAAGCTGATGGAGTTAGAAGAAGTAGGCAACTAATAGTGCGCAACACTAAGCAGCAGTTGAAGGACACAACTCTAGCCAGTGTAATAGGTCTATTACCTGTCGAACTGTACAAATGGCGCGAATCGGAGATGATTATGCGCTTCGCCTTTACCAGTGGTGAAGGTCATAAGATAGAGTCGGATTGGTTGTTTCGCAGCTTGGATACTCCCGAAGATGTGCAAAGGGTTCTCTCGTTGGAAATTTCTAATGCCTGGGTTGAAGAAGCACGCGAAGTACCAGTCGAACTTCTTTCGCATATAGAAGGACGTACAGGCCGATACCCGTCGCAGGCGAACGGATTCAGATATAGATCAGGCATATTGTATACTACAAACCCGCCTGAAATAGACAGCGACCACTATAAACTACTCGAACACTTACCCCAAGAAGAGGACAACGAAAACTCAATCATAGTCGCAGACACTTTCAAGCAACCATCCGGTCTGTCACCCGAGGCGGAGAACATAGAAAATCTGCGGCCCGGCTACTACGAAGAACTAGCTAAAGGCAAGAAGCAAGATTTCATAGATGTATATGTGCATGGGAGGTATGCAAAATCGATGGCAGGCAAGCCGGTCTACGAGACATCTTTCCAGTACGATAGGCGCACTAAAAGAGGCCTGCACGTTCACCCCCACCTGCCGGTTATAGTAGGGCTGGACACGGCACGGCAGCCTGCTGCGGTGTTCATGCAGCTAGGGCTGGACGGCAAGCTCCGCAAGCTGAAAGAGGCGGTCGGCTTCGATATGGGGTTCAAAACGTTTCTGGCCCAAAAGCTTAATCCGATCATCGACACATACTTCAGGAGTAACCCGCTGGTTTTTGTGTCTGATCCGTCTTTTGTGAGGCAAAATGAGACCGACGATAATTCAATTTACAAGCTCCTGAAAAAGACTTTCGTCACAGCCAAGCCTGGGTCCGGAAACGCTGTGAAGGCGTCCACAACGAACGACCCTGTAGCTCGGATCAATGCGCTAGATGAGCCGTTCCGCAACATGTGGCCCGACGGCGAACCCGGGGTTGAGTACGACTTGGACTGCCGATTCTTGGTGGAGGGGCTTCGGAGCAAGTACCGGTATATCCGGATCAAAGGCCCGGACGGTAAATTCAAGGACGCCCCAGAAAAAAATAAGTGGAGCCACGTCTGCGAAGCGGACCAATACGGAACCATGTTTGTTCTAGGGAAGCGGTACAACCCCTCGGACTACCGGCGCGAGGAGCGCTCGAACCGGGCGCGGCCCGTGCAGCGCACTGGCGACAGCTATGTGGGGTACTAAATGCTGATAAAGTTCAGTGCAGGCAGGATCGACTTGGAGATGACTTTCGGGGTGTTCCTGATCTTACTCGGGTTCGCAGGGATGGCAGCATCAATTATCTGGAGGTTCTTCGCATGATCGTCCTGAACAACGAAAAACTGGAACAGCTCGGGCAGAAGCTCCGGGCCAGGTTCTCCACCTACGAGTCCGAGCGGCGCCAGCTGGAGATCCAGTGGCTGAAGAACCTGCGCCAGTACAAGGCGGTCTACGACCCGGAGACGGCGAAGCAGCTGGAGGGGCGTTCCAAGGTCTACCCCAAGGACACCCACACCAAGATCGTGGGCTGGGTGGCGAAGCTCATGGAGATGATGTTCCCGGCGCAGGAGAAGAACTGGACGCTCCAACCCACCCCCTTCCCCAACGTCGCCCTGGCCGATCTGGACAACATCATCAAGACCCTGACCGAGCAGCAGGCCGCGGCCGCCGCCGAGCAGGGTGTGCAGCCCGAGCCGCTCACCTCTGAAGCCATCGAGGAGGCGGTCAAGGAGTTCGCCAAACAGCGCGCTGCGCGCATGGAGCTTGAGATGGAGGACCAGTTGGCCGACTCCAAGCTGGACTACCCCGAGCTCTGCAAGAAGGTGGCGCGTCGGGGCGGTATCTACGGGTTCGGCGTGGCCGAGGGGCCGCTGGTCTACACCACCAGCTCCCGGGAGTGGCAGCGCGACCCGTTGACCGGCGCGTACGCCGCAGTCTCCGAAGAGGTGAACCGCCCCTACTACGAGTCGCTCCAGGCGTGGGACGTTTACCCCGACCTCTCGGCCAAGAGCTGGGACGCGCAGGAGGGGCTTTTCGTCCGCAAGGTGATGCCCAAGCACTCCCTTTCCAAGCTGATCGGCGACAAGAACTTCATCGGCGCTGAGATCACCAAGTACCTCGCCACCTCGCAGGGTGGGAACTACAAGCCCCGCAGCTACGAGACCGAGCTGAACGAGATCAAGCACATCAGCGAGAGCCAGCCCAACATGAGCCGGCAGTACGAAATCATCCGCTACTACGGCTTCATCGCGGCGCGCGGCCTGGCGGAGATCGGGGTCTCGATCCCTGAGACCGCCATGGAGAAAGACATCCTGGCCGATGTCTGGCTCCTGGACAACGCCGTCATCAAGGCCGACACTGCCCCCTTCGGCGAGAAGGTTTCGGACATGTTCCACTCCTACATCCCCGAGGAGGACGAGGATGGCCCGCTCACCGGCACCGCACGGGTCGAGGTACTGCGCGACAGCCAGTTGAAACTGTGCGCCATCGACCGCGCCACCATGGACAACATGGCAGCTACCGCCCAATCCATCGTCGAGGTCAACGAGGACCTGCTGCTCCCCGAGAGCCAGGGCCAGCGGATCTCCGGAGGCATGACCATACGGCGCGGCGGCGAGGGGGCCGAGGCCAACTACCCGGCGGTCCGGACCTACGACATCCCCTCCCACATCCCCGAGCTTCTGAACCTGCGCAAAGCGGTGCTGGAGGTTTTCGACGTGGAGTCGAACCTTCCGTCCTGGCGCATGGGGAACGCGCAGCCCCTGGGCGAGGCCTTCCGCACATCCAACAACATGAGCATGATGGCCTCCGGCGGCGACATGGTGACCAAGGACGACGTGCGCGCCTTCGACCGCTTCGTGAAAAGCTTGATCGGGTCGCTGGTGTCGTGGAACATGGAGTTCAACCCCAAGGAGGACATCAAGGGGGATTTCAGCGTGATGCCCAAGGGCATCCTGTCGCTGGTAGCCAAGGAGGTCCGAGGCGCCGCGCTGGCACAACTGAAGACCACCCTCACCCCGCGCCAGATGGTGCTCATCAACGAGGACGAGTTCCTGATCGAGGAGTTCCTCTCCCGCGACCTGCCGCGCCGGCTGGTGAAATCCGGCAAGGACGCGCAGATGGCGCTGGACGCCTATGACCAGCAGCAGGCCGCAGCCGCTCAAGTCCAGCAGGATCAAGAGACCGCCAAGACCGAGAAGCTCAGAGGGGATGCGGCGAAGGCCGTCGCCTCGGCCGAGGAGACCGCGGCACTGGTCGAGTCCAAGGTCCAGGAGCTTTTTTCCAAGTATGTAGCCAACATGGCGAAAGCCAAAGGAGCCAAAGATGGAACCGCTTTACAGGCGTCAAAGCTTCTTCTCGACGCAACAAAACCTGAGGGGCCGAAAGCTGGAGCTGGAAAAGCTTCTGCGCGAAAGGCTGCAAGCAAGTGATGTCTCCGACACCCTGTTCGAGTACTTGGCGGTACGGCGCGAGCAGGTCCGGGACAAGCTGGGGAAGGAGGGGGGAGAGCGCGAGAAGGGCGAGGCGGTGACCTTGGGCGAATTACTTGAACTTTTTAAGCCCCAAGGTGCAGATTCCGCTTGACTTACTCACTGAGTAGGCAGTACACTCACCCGCAATAACTTTACAAGGTTACAATTACTCAATATCGGGAGGGTCAGGCGATGGCAGGGGGAGCTTCGGTAGAGACATCGGTTTCGGAATTGCTCGAAGAGGATGCGTTCGCGGCAGCGTTCGACGAGGCGGTGAAGCCTGAGCCGGAAGCGAAGGCAGAGCCCGAGGTCAAGACCGAGCCTGAGGCGAAAGTCGACGAGCCGGCGGCCAAGGTCGAGCCCGAAGTCAAAGTAGATCCCCCCGCGAAAGCCGAGACCCCGGCGCCGGCCGCATCTGCCACCGAGATCGGAGAGGCGGTAGCCAAGGCCTTGAAGGCCGCCGAGCCCACCAAGGTCGAGCCCACCAAGGTCGAGCCCACGGCAGCCGCCGAGGAAGACACCCCGGAAGTGAAGGCGGCGCTGGAGGACCTGGAGAAGAACTGGGGAACCCACGCGGTCGCAGTCAACGCGCTCCTTGAAAAGCAGGCCAAGAAACTGAAGGCCGAGTTCGCCGAGATCCTGAAGCCCATCCAGGCTCAGATCGCCCCGGTGGTGGCCGCCACCGCCGAGACGGCCCAGGCGCAGTTCAACGCGGCACTTCTGGCTGAGCACGCCGACGCCTTCACCATCATCCCCGACGTGGAGAAGTGGATCGAGTCGCAGCCCGCCTACCTCCAGTCCGCCTACAACAAGGTGCTGGACGAGGGGAGCGCGGCAGACGTGGCCAAGTTCCTCACTGACTACAAGGCGGCGACCGGCAAGCAGGCACCCGCAGACGACTCCGCAGCCAAGGCAGCGGCCGAGAAGGCGGAGGCCGAGCGCCTCGCCAAGCTGGACAAGATGAAGCAGCCGGCCACCACCCGGACCTCGGTCACCGCCGAACCGGACCCGCAGGATTTCGACGCCGCCTTCGAGGCTGGCGCCAAGCTCGCAGCCCAACTGGCTGCATAAGATTTCAAACCCCCGCTCCGCCGGGGCATTTCAGTAACACCTTTGCGGGAGAACACCCGCCAGGAGGTAGCACATGGGCCTTAACGTTTATGGCGACATTTCGCCGGCGGTCGCGGGGTATGTAAATCCCCAGTTCCTGATGAGAGCGCTCCCGTTTCTGGTACTGGAAAAGTACCTCGACATGAAACCGCTCCCGTCCAACTCCACCAAGACGGCCATCTTCAGGCGCTACGAGGCGCTGGCCAAGGCGCTCACCCCGCTGGTCGAGGGCGTCACCCCGCAGGGCAAGACCATGCAGAAGACCGACATCCAGGTCACCCTGCAGCAGTACGGCGACTTCGTCCAGCTCACCGACCAGATCGCCGACCTGCACACCGACCCGGTCCTGTCCGAGTACGTCACCATCACCGCCGAGCAGTGTGCCCAGACCCTGGAGACCCTGCGCTACAACGTCCTGAAGGCCGGGACCAACGTCTTCTATGCCAACGGCACCGCGAGGACCGACGTCAACACCGCGCCGACCCTGGCGATGCAGCGCAAGGTGACCCGCGCCTTCAAGCGTCAGAACGTGGGCTACATCACCTCCCAGACCGCCTCGACCCCCAACTACGGCACCGTCGCAGTGCGCGCCGGCTACGTCGCGCTGATCCACCCCGACCTGGAAAACGACGTCAGGGCCATGACCGGCTTCAAGGACGCCGTGGACTACGGCGCGAAGGTCCCGGTTGACACCTTCGAGATCGGCGCCGTCGAGGATGTGCGCTACATCCGCTCCACCATCTTCGAGTCCTTCCCGGACGGCGGAGGCAACAAGGGCGCCATGGTCTCGACCACCGGCGTCAAGGCCGACGTCTACCCGATCCTCTACCTGGGCGCCCACTGCGCCGCCTCGGTCCCGCTGAAAGGCAAGGGCGCGGTCACCGCCCCCATCGTGCGCAACCCGGGCACCATCTCCGACTCCGACAAGCTGGGGCAGCGCGGCCACGTAGGGTGGAAAGCCTACTTCGGCGCCATCATCCTGAACCAGCTCTTCATGGCTCGTCTGGAGTGCTCGGCCACCGAGCTGTAATCTGACGGGGGCGTGAACCGCCCCCTTCTCTAAAATTCTCACTCAAAGGGGGCTACCCATGCTCATCTCGCTAAACAGCATCGTTACCGCAGTCCAGCGCTTCCTGATCGGGACCCGCGCTTTCACCTCGGGGACTCTGGCCATCGGCACCACCAAGTCGAAGATCCAGACCACCACGATCATCAACTACTGCATCGACGGCATCATGTACGTCAAGGCGGCGACCGACGACCTGTTCGTCTTCACCGACGTGACGGTGCAGCCGATCTCGACCACCCGACACTACCTGCTCTGCCTGGACGCCGCGGGGACCGCATCCATCGTGACCGGCACCGCGACCACCCTACCCGACGCTCCGGCCGGCACCTGCCCGGTGGGGTATGTGAAAGTGGTCACCTCCGGCGCCGGCACCTTCATCCCGGCTACCACGCTTCTGGACGCGGCCCAGGTCACCGAGACCTATGTCAACCTGTCCTGCGCCCCGGCGGGCGCGCTCGCTTAACCGTCCGACTTCCTCCCGGACGTTGCCCCACCCTCCCAAGGGGTGGGGCTTTTTTCGTAGGAGGGTTCGAGATGCTGAGGTGCAGCGGGATTTACCAAATACGTAACACCACAAATGATAAGTGCTACGTAGGGAGCGCGGTCGATCTGCACGCACGCTGGCTCAAGCATCGGAGGGAACTTCGGAAAAACATACACCATTCCGCCAAGCTCCAGCGAGCGTGGGACAAGTACGGCGAGGACAAATTTAGCTTCGAGGTACTCGTTACGTGCACGAAAAGTACTTTGATATTCTACGAGCAGCAGTTCATAGACCAGATGCCATCACAGTACAATATGGCACCTATAGCAGGTAATTGCACAGGGCGTAAACACTCAGCAGCGACACGCGCCAAGATGAGTGCGGCGAACATAGGGAACACGAGAGCATTGGGGTTGAAGCGCCCACCCGAGTTCAGAGAGCAGGCGCGGATACGGAATACCGGGAAAATCGTAAGCGCGGAAACATGTGCCAGAATCAGTGCAGGGCGGAAGAACCCGTCCGCAGAGACTTTGGCCAAGTTCAGAGCTTCTCGGAAAGGCAAACCCGTAGTACCAGAGCAGGCAGAAAAACTCCGTACACAGAATATCGGACGCAAGCATACCCCTGAGGCGATAGCCAACATGCGCGAAGGCCGCAGACTGGCAAAGGAGCGGAGGCAAGCATGTATATGACAAATATGATGTCCATAGGACGGTGCGAGAACGGGTTCACCGTCGAATGCCGCTGCAAGATCAAGCCCGAGAAGAAGGCGGACCACAAGACCATCTGCTGCGACTACCCCGGCTCCAGCGAGAAGCAGTACATCGCCAAGGACTCCAAGGAAGTTGGTGAACTGATCGCGCGACTCATGCCGATGCTGGAAGAGGAGTACGACTCCGAGAAGGATTTCGACAAAGCGTTCGAGGCCGCGACCTCAGAGATGACGGAGGCAAAACATGGCTAGAAAGAAAGCAGTCGCCGCACCGGTCGTTGAACCGGTCGTTGAACCGGTCGTTGAACCGGAAGAGGTACTCACCGTCGACCTTTTCGACGCCACCCCGGTCCAGATCAACGGCGTCCTGGTCACGCTCCCGAAAGGGAAGCAGGAAGTCTCGAAGCACATTTACAACGTCCTGAAGGACGCCAACCTCATCAAGTAAAAGGAGACCGTGATGGAAGGCCTGGATCTGAATCTCGACCTGAACCTGGGAGCCGAACCGAAACCGCAACTTTACAAGGGCAAGATCGAGTACGCCCCGCCTTACTTCACCATCAACGTCCAGCATGTCGAGCACATGCCGGAGTACGAGGTGGTGGGGGTGAACGGCGAGGTGATCCAGATCACCCGGGGCATCGACGTTCCCAACATCCCCGAGGCATTCATCAAGGTGCTGAAGAACTCCATCACCTCCAAGATGTTCACCAAGAAGAACCCCGACGGCTCTGAGGAGCACGAGTGGCGCCCTGTGGCTGCCATCCCCTACAGCATCGTCGAGGGGCCGTACTATGAGAGGAAGCCGGTATGAGCAACCTAAATTCGTTTGGAGAGCCACTGACTGCGAAAGCCGTCCTGCGTGGTAAACTGGCAACGGCGTGCGGGTCGCTTAAAGGGGAGCGAGCCCAACTCGCACAACGTCAAGCCGAAGTGGTGGAGTGCGCCGTGCGGTGCAAAACTCTCGAAGATTTCGTTCGGGACATAGAAGCCGCGCTTGCGAAGCTGGAGGAGTAAATGACTAGAGCCGAGGTTCTTGCAGAGCTGAGAGAGGTGCTAAACGACAAGGTCTCGCCCTACGGGTGGTCCGACAAGCGTCTGCTCCATTTCCTGTCCCTGGGGCAGGACCAGTTCTGCAAGGACACCGGCTTCTTCCGCGACGCCTCGACCTACAAGCTGACCACCGTGGCGGGCACCGCCTCCTACGCGCTCTCAACCCGCGTCATCGAGGTGCTGCGAGCATCCATCGCCGGGGCGCAGTTGGAAAAGTTCTCCGGACTGGCGCCGACGACCGGCGAGGGGCAGCCCTATGCCTGGCAGACCGACCTGGAGCACGGCATGGTCACGCTCTACCCGACCCCCGACGCCGTCTACACCGTCGACCTCTACACCTGGCGCAAGAGCCGGATCGCCTTCAGCGCCTCGGGAGACTTCGACCTCCCCGACGACCTGCACCTGGCGCCGGTCGAGTGGGCCGCCTTCCTCGCCTTCGGCGACCACGACCGCGAGCTGCAGGACCCTGTCAAGGCGGCCGACCACAAGGCGCGCTACGACAAGATCTACGTGCCGGCCGGCAAGCAGGCTTTCCGCAGGCTCTGCCGAGGCCACGCCTCTTTTGCACCGAACCCCCTCTACCTGGTTTAAGGAGTACCCATGGCGACGACCACGGTTTTCACCTTCGGCGGCATGGACGACAAGCACGATCCGGCCAGCGTCGGTACGCCCGACAGCTCGCTCCGGGTCCAGGACCGCGCCTACACCGGCTGCACCGAGATCGTGAACGGTGACGTGGATGACGACGACAACATCTCGCGCCGGTCGGGCTACTCGCTCCTGGCGGCCGGGAACGTCACCTCGGCATGGGGCGACGGCGTCGACAACCTCTGCGTGGTAGGCGGGGCGCTGTACCGCTACTCGCAGGGGGCGCTCAACCTGATAGGGAACTCGCCGAATCTGACTGATAGGGTGGACTTCGCTCGCGTGAACGACATCGTCGCGTTCAGCGACCCCTACACCATCGGCTACCTGAAAGACTCGGTCCCCTACGTCGTCAACGTCCCGGCGCAGGATGTGGATCTCCTTGACCTTGAGACTTGGGTCAAGCTCACCTACCCCGCCGGCGCGGACGCGCCTGAGAGTAACCTGGAGATCGACGCCTTCTCCATCGCTACGAGCCCGGGGCGCTGCCTGGAGTTCTTCAATGGCGCGCTCTACATGGCGCGCGAGATCGCCAACCCGACTGGCACGGCGTGGTTCGTGTTCTGCACCAAGACATTCAACATGGCTCGCGAGGACGTGCGCTTCAACGTTGTCGCCGGGTTCAAGGACGAGGTCACCATGATCCGCGGGGCGGACGACGGCATCTACGTCGGCACCACCGGTGGGGTCTATTTCCTCTCCGGCGACGGCATCAAGGGGAGTGCTCCCGGCGTGCGCGGTTTCGTCCAGCGAAAAATCCTGCCGTTCGGCGTGGTGCGCGGCTCCGACGTAGCGGTGCCCAAAACCGAGCAGAAAGGGAAGGACGCAGTCGCCTGGCTCTCGGAGAACGGGGTGTATCTGGGTTTCCCAGGCGGGCAGTATCTCGACCTCACGGCGGATCGGGTAAACATCCTGGCTGATCTGAGCCTCACCGCTGCGGCGCTGGTGCGCCAGGTGGGTGCCTCCTGGCAGTATCTGGTCTGTCACAACGGCCAGACCATCGCGGTGAACCTGAAGACCGGAGCGCACAGCAGATACACCAACTACCAGTTCGTTGCCTTCTTCGACCAGTACGGCGCCAACAGTTCGGGGGTCTCGGTCCTCGCCGGAGGGCTCGACGGCACCGCCGTGATCGACGCCTCATTCACCACACCCGTAGCCGACTTCGGCCTGCCGCAGTTGAAGACCTGCTCGGACGCCTACCTGCACGCCCGCACCGACGGCGACCTGACCCTCGACCTTTACGTGGACGAGACCGAGGTGGCCACCGACCTATCGTTCCGAGCCCCCTACCATCCGGACGCAGGGCTCAGGCGCCTGAGGGTCAAGCTTCCCCGGGGCGCCCGGGGCACCAACTGGCAGTTCAAAATCCGCAACGTGGACGGTTGCAGGTTCACCGCCCTGTCGCTCAAGGTGACCCCGGCGGCGTCGGCCAGGTCTATCTAGGAGACACTCTATGGTTACCCGCACGCTCCACAACATCGGCGACCCGGTCAAGGCACCGGACGGCGCGATCAAGGCAGATAGCGACATCACCTTCCAGCTGGTGGATGCGGCGAACCGCCAGCCGGTCACACTTTTCGACGCGGCTGATGAGGGCGGTGAGCTGATCGTAGGCGACATCATCACGGTGACCACCGACGAGGCGGGGCACTTCACCGTCGAGCTCTGGCCCAATAACCGGGGCGAGATCGCCACGCTCTATAAGGTGAGGCTCCCGGGCGGCGTCGCCGGCGGTCCCGCCAAGCCTTTCTTCATCAGGGTTACCGAGGGGGAGGGGGACCTTACGCTCCTGGCTGCCAAGGCCGCCATGGAGGCGCTGCAGCCTCAGACCCTGTCGCTTTTCGACGCGCTCCTGGCGAGCATCCTGGAGGTCGTAGGGACAGCCACCGCGGTGGTCACCGAGACGGTGAACGGGCTTATGTCGTATGTGGACAAAGTGCGGCTGAACCTGCTCTGGGGTGAGCGGATCTATGCTGGAGCGTACCTGACACTGCAGGCAGCCGACGACGTCGCTGTATCCACCGGGAAGACTCTACGCATCTCCCAAGTCTGGGGGACCGTACCCGCAACGCTGAATGCGCCTCTGGTCCAGATTGTCCCGGGCGGCAAGCTGGACGGCGCGGGGAGTACGGCGATTGCCGGGGCCTTTGAGGGGTCGGCAGGCTGTATCGGGGTTGGCCAGACCGTCACAGGGCTGCGGTACGCTGAGCCCGAGTTCTGGAGCGTTGACGGGACTTCCGACCAAGTGGAGATCAACAAGGCGATACAATCGCTGGCTGCAGGTGGGGTGGTGCAGGGCACGGGCAGGCTCTACATCATAGATGGGAAAGTCGATGCGAACAAGGACGATATCACCCTCAGGCGCCTAAGGGTAAAGTTCAAAGACTATGCGGTCGCGGGTAACGACAAATCGTTCTCAGGGATCGTGGGTTCGGCGGATCGAATCCTGATCGAAGACTGTTACGTGGATGGCAACCGGTACAACCAGAGCTGGGGCTATGAAACCGCAGGCTGGGGTGGGGTATTCGACTGGTCCAAGAATGCCAACTACGGCATCAGTGTCTCGGGGGATAACTGCATCGTGAGGCGGAACTACGTCACCCGTGTGACTGCCAACAGCATGGGTGTGCCGACGCTCGGGTCTAACAACACCTTCGAGGATAACACAGGGACCGATGCAGGCAAGAAGGGCTTCTATGGTGGCAAGGTGTCAGGGATCACCATCAAGAATAACTGGTTCTACGAGAACAAGCACGACGCAGGCATAGGACTTAGGGCAGCGTCGAACGTAGTGATGGAAGGAAACCGCTGCTACAAAAACTATTACGGCATCTACGTCGGCGAAACCTATTTAGACTTTGGCGGCTACAAGACAACAATCGCCAATAACTTCTGCTACGACAACGGCGTGAACAACGTCTTTATTGCCCAATACTGGGACGCCCCGGCAGGTTTTTACGAGGGCACCAACCCTACCCCGTCGCAGGCCGAGTGGGATGCCACCGGTCTCGACGACAACGCGGTGAAGCAGGATACCATCGTCACCGGAAACCACCTCTGGCATACCCAGGCATCAGCAACCCGTGCCAATCTGACCGAATATGCTGAAGGCGCGCTGGTCAAGTGGTCCACCGGGACCACGGTCTGGGAGTGCACCACGGCAGGCATCACGGCCGCATCGGCACCCAGCATCGCCACCGGGGGGGTGGCTGGGTTGGCCAAGGTTATCGGCCAGTCGGTAGCGGACGGCTCCGTCGTCTGGATCATGCGGGGCCAGTCCAACATAAAGTACAACCTGGAGATTTACAACGCCAAGACCACCACCATCGCTGACAACGTGCTGGAGTGGGGCGGCATCCTGATGTACAACGCTATGAACACCAATATCCACGACAACAAGTTCCTGGCCCGGTACGTCGACACCTGCGGCTACCAGATCCGCATGAGCGGCTACGCGGTGGAGGGGTCACACCCGAACCATCTTCTCGTGGACGGGACCAGCATCAAGAACAACAGGTTCGAGTTGGCGAACGTCACCAATGCCATCTACATGGACCTCACGACCGACACCGAGATATCCGGCAACAAGTTCAAAGTGCTGTCGGGAGGAACTTACGAGGTCAGGATCAACGACGCCAACAGCGTAGCCAACACCATCATCAACCAGCCGGCCGGGCGCATTCGCCTGAACGCGCAGACATTCACCGCAGGTTACAATAACGCCATGACTGTCAACACCTCCACCACTGCGGCGAGATCTACGGCTCCGCGACTGGGGCAGCTTCATTTTGACACCACCTTGAACAAGGCGATCACCTGGAACGGCACAGTCTGGAAGGACGGCGCCGGAACCACGGTTTAAGGAGACAGCATGGCGAACTTGAGGACAACGGACGCAGGCGGGCAGGACATCCTGGAGCTCTACTTCAACAGGACAGGATTCTCCATCGAGCTCTTCACCGACTCAGGAGCGCTGGAGGATGGCCAGGCGACCCGAGAGCTGGCTGAGGGTGGGGGCTATGTCGAGAAGGATCTCAGCGCCGTCGCCTATGCCGTAGGCCTGGATGCCGGGGTCCCGATCATCGAGTGGGAGGACGTGGTCTGGACCTTCACCGGACCACTGACCAACGCCGTGAATACGACCATCAAAGGCTACACGGTGCTCAGGAACGCCACCATCATCTTCGAGCAGCTGCTCCCGGGCTCCGGCTACACCCCGGCGAACAACGGGGACAAGCTCACCATCTCGGTCAAGTACAAGCTGGGCAACGTCCCCGGCGGGGGAGAGCCTGCCTAATGCTGCTGCGTCCCCTGACCGACTCAGTCGAGTTGGGGGCAGCTATCGCTTACGCCAAGGCCAGATACGAGGCCGTAGCCGGGGCGGTGCGCCCCAACGTTTTCGCCTCCCTCTATGCAGGCGCGACCGACAAGCTACTGGTGCGCATCGCCCTGGCGCTCACACCTGAGTTCGACGTGGTTCAGATTCTGGATGTCACCCCGGAGCCGCAGGACTACATCTTCATCACCAACCACTGGGACAAGGTGACCGGCACCTTCGGCCCCGTCTATTTCGACGACCCAGAAGACACGACCCCGCACACCCCCTCGAACCTGGTCGTAGGCGACACCGGCACAGTCATCCTGGTCGGCGGGGCGTCCGGGAAGCCAGTCATCATGGCCTCGGCCAACCCTGGAGTGTGCAGCATCACCCCGTTCCTGGTGACCTACGAAGACCTGGTAGCGCAAGCGCCGACCTGGGCAGACCCAAGCGTGCTAGACCTGATCGACCCCGCCATGTGGATCGGCGGCTTCACCGTCACGCTGAACGGCTACGGGCTGACCAGCTTCAGCATAACCCAGGCCGGCAACGGTCGGTTTCTCCCGGCACCCGACATCTACAGCGGCCCGTGGCTGTTCGCACAAGGCCAGGAAGGCGACCCGAACGGGGAGTTCACCGCGACAGGCGGCGCCTGCACCGGCGGCAATGCGGTGTTCAAGTTCAACGATGACCTCTATGCCGATGCCTCGGGAGGTGCCTGCACCGGCGGG